TATCTTATTTACTGACACTTAAGTAAAAAATACTACATATTTAAAATTAATAAAGTTCAAGGGGTTGACTCTTTGACTTTTTTTATGTATCTTTTTTATATAACATTAATAAATTAAAATTTAAAAATTATGAGTTCAATCGACGCAATTCTTTCTCAGTATGAGAAAAACACGCAACCAGCCGCAGGCGGCAACAGAATTTCCAGTGAGGAAAGACTTAAAAAGTACTTCACTACTATTCTTCCTAAAGGAACACAATCAGGACAAAAGAGAATTAGAATTCTCCCAACAACTGACGGTACAAGTCCGTTCCAAGAAATAGCATTCCATGAAGTACAAGTAGATGGAAAATGGTTAAAACTTTATGATCCGTCTCAAGATGGTGATGTATCTCCTTTAAATGAGGTTAGACAAAGTTTATTGGCCACAGGAAGTGAGGATGACAAAATCTTGGCAAGAAACTATAGAGCAAAAAAATTCTACATAGTTAAAGTTATCGATAGAGAAAACGAACAAGATGGTCCAAAATTTTGGAGATTTAAACATAACTACAAAGGTGATGGTAATTTAGATAAAATCATTCCTATCATTAGAAGTAAAGGGGACATCACTGATGTTGTAGAAGGTAGAGACCTAATCTTATCATTGGCAGTTACTAAGGCGAACAATGGTAGAGAATACACAACTATTAATTCTATTATTCAGGAAGATAAATCAGCATTACATACTGACCCTGAAGTAAGTAACGGATGGGTTAATGACCCACAAACATGGAGAGACGTTTACTCTGTTAAACCTCTTGAGTACTTACAATTGGTAGCATCAGGTGAAAACCCTGTTTGGGATAAAGACGCTAAGAAGTTTATATCTTCTATGGGTGGTGAGGAAACATTTGGAGGATCATCAATGACACCTAAGGTAGAAGTGGAAGATCCACAATCAACAACAAAAGTAGACGACAACCTACCATTTTAATTAACACGGACCCACCCAAAACAATTATTGATGGAAACATCTGGTGGAGTAAGAAAAACCGATTAGTCGGTCCCTACGGGTGGGTCCATTTTAAAAAAGAATATGGCAATTAAGAAAAAATATTTTAAAAGTATCAAATCAAAGTTCTCTAAACAGGCGAAGTTTAAGTCTGATAAGTTTTTTGATTTAGGTGATGCGTTTTTAGATGCTACAGGATTACCAGGTCCGTCCATGGGACATATTAATATGTTTTTAGGACACTCAGATACAGGTAAAACAACGGCACTTGTTAAAACCGCAGTCGACGCACAGAAGAAAGGTGTACTTCCTGTTTTTGTAATTACAGAACAGAAGTGGGATTTTCCACACGCAAAATTAATGGGTCTTGATATTGAAGAAACAGTTGATGAAGAAACAGGAGAAATTGAATACGATGGATTTTTCTTATTCAATAATGAATTTCAATATATAGAACAAATTACTGATTACATAAATGAATTATTAGACGCTCAGAAGAAAGGTGAATTAGAATATGATTTACTATTCTTGTGGGATTCGGTTGGGTCCGTACCATGTAAAATGACATTTGATGGTAAAGGGGGTAAACAACATAATGCATCGACGTTAGCCGATAAAATCGGTATGGGATTAAATCAGAGAATTTCAGGTTCAAGACGAGTTGATTCAGAATATACAAATACACTTGTTATTGTTAATCAACCATGGGTTGAACTTCCTGATAACCCATTTAGTCAACCAAAAATTAAGGCAAAGGGTGGTGAATCAATATGGTTAAACTCCACACTTGTATTTAGGTTTGGTAATCAGAAAAATGCGGGTACTAACCCTATCTCTGCAGTTAAAGACAAGAGAAAGGTAAAATTCGCAACAAGAACGAAGATTTCTATCATGAAAAACCATGTAAATGGTCTTGGATATGAAGATGGTAGAATCATTGTGACCGCACACGGGTTTCTAAGTGGAAAAGATTCTACTGAGGAAAAGAAATCCTTAGAGGGATACAAAAAGGAACACGCAGAGTTTTGGAAAGACCAATTGGGTATCGAGGGTGACTTCGACATCAAAGAGGAGGTATAGAATTGTTGAACCTATAAAAGGTAAAAATGTCAGTATTATTAGTAGACGGAGATAACTTACTTACAATCGGATTTTATGGAGTAAAAAATTACTTCTATAAGGGTGACCATATTGGTGGTATATATCATTTCATTAATACTTTAAGAAAATCATTTGAACTTTATAAGTTAGACAAAATTGTTGTTTTTTGGGACGGAGAAGATGGTGCCGCAACTCGTAAAAGGATGTATTCTCGTTACAAAGAAAACAGAAGACAACGAATTAGAACCGATAAAGAAAAAGAGTCTTACACAAGACAAAGAAGAAGAATTCAACAGTACCTCGAGGAACTATATGTTAGACAAGGTGAGTTTGAATTCTGTGAGGCGGACGACGGTATTGCCGAATACACACAAAATAGTTCCGAAAATATAATTGTTTACTCTTCTGATGGGGACTTAGCTCAATTAGTATCTGATACAACAAAGATATATAACCCATCACACAGGAAACTATACGGTCAAGATGATATAATCCTATACGAAAAACAAGAACTACACATACAGAACGTTAAAATCGTTAAGATAGTGTGTGGGGACCGATCAGACAACATTACTGGTATCTATAATTTGGGTACTAAGAAAATGTTAAAACTTTTTCCCGAATTAAAAACAAAACCTGTCACTTTAAATCAAATTGTTGAACGTTCAAATGAATTATTTGAGGGTGACAAGGATAACAAAACTATTAAAAACCTTTTAACGGGAGTTACAAAGTACGGTATTTACGGGGAGGAGTTCTTTAACCTTAACGAAAGTATTGTAAGTTTAGATCAACCGTTTCTCACGGATATTGCGAGAGAAACAATCACAGACCTTATAAATGAAAAATTGGATCCTGAAGGAAGATCCTATAAGAACACGATGAAGATGATGATGGAAGATGGGATATTCACTGTCTTACCTAAATCGGATGATGCGTGGATAAAATTCCTTAATCCTTTCTTACGTTTAACCCGTAAGGAAAAAAATAAAAGAGTTATAAAAATTAAAACAAATGAGTAACAACGAAACTACAAAACTTGAATTTCTATTAACCTTGAATGATAATATTATCTGTCAAAGGTTCTTCAATGTCCGAGGATTTAACCCAAAAGTTAAAAGATCTTTAGATCTTCACTATGATGTAAAAAATATTTGTGAAGAAATCGAAGAAAATTTAAAACAAAAAACTTTGGATTATCTACATAAAGATCAACATTATTTTCCCGTTTTCGACCCTTCGAACAACGAGGGTCCAGACCCAGATGAATACTTCAGAGTAGAGATTAAGCAGAATGACGATGTATTTATTTCAAGGGCATTCCCTGCACATATTTATCACCCTAAGGTGAGATATTCTGTGGACATTCGACCGATCTTAAGAAGAGTATTAGGTGGACTAAGTGAGACCTTCTCTTTAGAGGACATAACGACAAAATATATGAATTATAATTTACAACAAAACTAAAGTACTATGAGTGAGATGAACTTCGGAAAATTAGGAAATCAATTCCAACAAGCATTAATAAAATCAATTATTGAAGACGCCAAATATGGTGAACAAATAATGGAGGTTTTAGAAAGTAGGTACTTTGACAATAATTCATTTAAATATATTATTACACATGTAAAAGAGTTACAGGATATATATAAAACTATTCCGACATACGAGACTCTTAAACAGAAGATAATGACTGAAACGTCAAATAATCCACTAGCAGGTAGGTTACATAGTGAGACACTACATTCAATAGAGAACTTAGAAGAGGTTGTGGTGGGTCAGACATATGTAAAGGACACGGCACTTAACTTTTGTAAACAACAAAATTTAAGAAAAACAATGAGTGAGGCATTAAAAATCATTGATAAAGGAGATTTTGAGTCATATGACAAAATTGCGGATATGGTTAATTCGTCACTACAAGTAGGAGCCACAGACGATGATATCGTTGATATATTCGATGACCTTGACAATGCATTAGATATCGATACAAGAATACCTATACCGACAGGTATAAGTGGATTGGATGATCTTTTAAAAGGTGGTATTGGTACAGGTGAGTTAGGTATGATACTAGCACCCACAGGTGTTGGTAAATCAACTATTTTGACAAAGTTTGCTAACACCGCAGCAAACACTGGTCACAAAGTAGTACAAATATTTTTTGAAGATACTCAGACACAAATTAGACAGAAACATTTCACATGTTGGTCAGGGTTTAGTACCGATCAGCAAGTTGAAAGTCCCGAGGCTAAGTTAGAGACAATATCGAAAGCACGTGAATGTCAAGAAAGAGAAAGTTTTGGTGGTTTAAAAATTATCAGAATGGAAAATTATAACACCACAGTTAGTGATGTTAAAAGAAAATTATTAAAATTGCAGTCACAAGGGTTTAAGGCGGATTTAGTTGTTATTGATTATGTGGATTGTATGATTGCAGATAGATCAAAAGG